ATGGCCGCGTTCCGCGCAGAGTTCGGCTTCGGCGAGATGACGGCCACGGCCAATGACTATGCTGCCGCCATGCTCAAGGCCGCCGCGTGGGCTTGGCAGGCGGCGCGTGAGTCGGAGAAGGCCGACGGCATCAGCCCAGAAGTCGCGGCTGTGATGCATCGCCTCGACGAAGAGGAGCGGAACCAGGCTTTGCTGGCTGAAACCTTCGTGCGAGAAACGGGGCGAGCCTCGATATCTGCGCTGCAGCGAAAATTCAAGATCGGGTACGGCCCAGCTTGCCGGCTTATGGATCGTTTGGTAGCTGAGGGCGTTGTCAGCCCCATCGACTCGGAAGGTCGTCGCCAGGTCCTGCCGAAGGTGACGCCATGAGCATGGAACTGATGGTCAAGGCCATGAAGACCAAGGTCGGCAATCCGCTGCGCAAGCTCGTGCTGATCAAGCTGGCCGACAACGCGAGCGACCAGGGCGAGTGCTGGCCGTCCTACCAGCACATCGCGGATCAGTGCGAGATCGACCGTAGCACCGTTCGCAAGCACATCAAGCATCTGGAGATGCAGGGTCTGGTGCGTATCGAGAACCGTGACGGCCCGAAGGGAAACAGCTCGAACTTGTACCGCATCACCCTGTGCCGACCTGTAGGCCCAAACAGCACCCCTGTAGGCCCAGAAAGCACAGGTGTAGGCCCACAGCCTACAGGGGGTGTAGGCCCAGAAAGCACCAGAACCAGTCACTCTTTTGAACCAGTCACTGAACCAGTAGAGCAGACGGTCGCTGACGCTCCCTCGGCGAAGAAGAAGGCTCCGAAGTTTGACCCGCTGACCTGCAAGCCGGGCAATGTGAGCGAGTCCATTTGGGCCGACTGGTGCCAACACCGCAAGGAGATCGGTAAGCGACTCACCAAGACCTCCTGTGAGCGGCAGGCCGCCCAGCTTGCCAAGCACCACTCGCCTGACGCCGTGATCAACCAGTCGATCAGCAACGGCTGGACCGGCCTGTTCCCGGAGAAGGTGCTGCCGGGTGCCCAGCAGCGCGGTACCCGCTCCAACGAACCCGACTTCAACGACTCATCCTGGGCCGAAGGGCTGATGGTGCGCACATGAAGTCAGCCAACCAACTGATGGCCGCTATGGCCAACCGTCCGCCCGAGCTTCACGGCGGTCCCGTGGTGGTCTCGCTGGAGACTGCCGAGGTGGTGAACGACCTGTTCCGCCGCCTGCGCGGCATCTTCCCGGCCTGGCGCCAAGCCTGGCCATCCACTGAGGCTCTGGCCGCTGCCAAGGAGGAGTGGATCAAGGAGTTCGCCTCCGAGGGCATCCGCACGCTCGAGCAGATCGAGTTCGGCATCGAGAAGTGCCGCAAGCTCAAGAAGCCTTTCGCGCCGAGCGTGGGCGAGTTCATCGCGATGTGCCAGCCGACGCCTGAGGACTTCGGCATGCCGGCACCTGCTGATGCTTGGATCGAGGCCCTGATGGGGATGTACAGCCACGAGGGCGTGAAGATCGCCGCCGTGGCCACCGGCCTGTTCGACCTGCGCTCCGCACAGCAGAACGACAAGGGCCTGCAGGCTCGCTTCGACCGGGCCTACCAGATCGTCCTGCGCCGCGCTCAGGAAGGCGAACCGCTCGACGGGAGGATTGCCACCGGCATCGGCCACGACAGCCAGAAAAGCCTGCTGGAGCTCGCAGACGAGCACGCCAAGCAGCGCCAGGCCCGCCTGCTGGAGATCCAGCAGATCCCAACCACAGCCGCAGCCTGCCGTGCGCAGCTGATGGCCAAGTTGAACATCAAGCAGGCCGGGCAGCCGGCCGGGGAGAGGGTGTGATGCGCAAGTTCAATCCTCGTGGAGCGCGGGCCTGGATGATTCGCCGCCCATGGCTTGCTCGCCTGTACCTGCTGGCTCTGCTCCCGTTCATGCCGATCATTTTCTCCGGCGCGATCCTTTGGCAGAACCGTCGCGATTTCCGCGAGATCCGCGAGGCGGTCTCGGCCATTTTCCTGCCTTGGGAGAAGCACTGATGGACACCAACAAGATGCGCGACCCAGTGCGCGAGCAGTTCGAAGCCTGGCTCCGGAAGGAATACCAGCTCGAGTCCGGCGACCAGATCAACTTCGCGAATGGTGAAGTGCGAATGATGCTCAAGGGCTGGATAGCTAGCCGCGAGGCCGTGGTGGTGGAGCTGCCGAAGCAGTACGGAATTGGCGGCATGGCCAGCGATTACAGGGATCAGGGCATTGAAGAATGCCGCGATGCGATCAGGGCCCAAGGCCTGCGGGTGGCGCCATGAAGCGCGTATGGACAATCCAAGTGCCAGGCTTCAGCCCGTTCTCGATGGTGCTGATGGATGGGCCGCAGGATCGCGCAGGGGCACTGCGTGAGGCGCAGTTGATCTGGCCGGCGTGCGAGGTGAAGCCATGACCGACCTAATTTGCCGCAAGACCATGCAGCGTTGCCAGCACCCTGGGATGTGCTCACCTCATGGCGGATGCCAGCCTGATGTGGAGATCAATTCGGGGCATGTCGACTTGGGCGAGTTCGTCGACTGGGTGTGGGCGCTTAAGTCTGAACGCGACCAGCTCAAGGCCGAGAACGCGGCACTGCGCCAGAAGGCCGATTGCGTGGACGACTGCGCGCACCTGATCCGCAAACTAGTCCACTGCCGCCGCCAGCTCAACGCTGACGAGGGTTTGGCCGAGAAAGCCCTGGACTACTTGAAGCGCAAAGGCCTGCAAGGTAGTCCGTTGCGCGCAGAGGAGGCATCCCATGACTGACTTCGTGATGCACAGCATGGCCGACGCCAGCCGGCTGTTCGGCCTGCTGCAGGCCCAAGACTTCACCCACCCGAAAAAGATCGTGATCAAGGACCAGGACCGCAGCGGCGAGCAGAACAAGAAGCTCCACGCCTGCCTGACCGATATCGCCAAGCAGGTCGAGCACGCCGGGAAGAAGTGGGACGTCCTGATCTGGAAGCGCCTCCTGACGGCTGCATGGCTTCGTGAGGCGGGCGAGCAGCCACAACTGATACCAGCGCTCGACGGCAACGGCTTCGACGTCGTGTACGAGCGCACCAGCCAGCTCAGCGTGAAGCAGTGCGCGAGTCTTCTGGAGTGGATTCAGGCGTTCGGCGCCGAGCACCAGGTTCGCTGGAGCCAGAAGGATCTGTGGGAGGGTCGTTACTGATGGATCTCAAGCAGTGCGAATGCCATCGCTGCATTCAGGCGAAAAAGCTCGGCATGGAAGGCCCGTTTGGGTGGGTGCCGCTCTCTTCAACAAAAATGATTTTGTGCCCGGTATGCGGCTGCAAGCGCTGCCCGCATGCGAGCGATCACGACCTGGCTTGCACCGACAGCAACGAGCCTGGCCAGGCCGGGAGCGTGTACCAATGACTGTGGCAATCAAGCAGCGCAGGCAGAAGACCTGCGGGAACCCGGCGTGCGGCGCCAAGTTCACACCCATGCAGTTAGGGCAGAAGGTCTGCGGCTGGCAGTGCGGCCTGGCCATCGCCAAGGAGCCGGCGAACCAGGTCGTCGCCCGCAAGGCCATCGCCCAGCGCGAGCGCCGAGAGATCAAGGTCCGCAAGGAGAAGCTCAAGAGCCGGGCGGATTACATCCGCGAAGCCCAAACCGATTTCAACGCTTTCATCCGTATGCGCGACAAGGATGAGCCCTGCATCTGCTGTGGCAGCTATGGGCCAGACGAGGACTGGCTTACTGGCGGCAAATGGGACGCCGGCCATTTCCTCGGTCGAGGTGCCTATCCAGAGCTTCGCTTTGATGAGGACAACTGTCACAAGCAGCTCAAGTCCTGTAACGGCGGATCTGGCAAGTACGCGGCAAAGGGCCGAACCGTTGCCCAAGGCTATCGCGAGCGGTTGATCAAGAAGATCGGCCAGGAGCGCGTGGACCGACTCGAAGGCCCTCATGAGGCCAAGCGCTACACCATCGACGACCTGAAAGAAATCGCAGCCCGGTACCGGGCCAAGCTCAAAGACCTGAAGGGGGCAGCATGAACTGGACACCAACCGACACCGGCCAGCTCCTGCTGCTGGCCATGGCCATCTTTGGCGCCTACTGCATCGTGCGGGGCATGCGCGTAGCGGCGAAGCTAAAGCACGAGGAGGGCGGCCCATGCAACTGAACAGCGCGCGTCAGGCCTGGCACGACTGCCTGTACACCGCCTGGGACAGCCAGGGCGCCTTCATCGAGCAGTTAGGTCTGCTTGGGGCGATGGTTCAGACCACAGAGAAGCAGCGCAAGGCCAGCCATGCGGTGCACCAGACATTGGCCGGAGGTGTGCAGGCGGCAATCTTCAGACTCCCCGGCAGCCTACGGGCCTTCGGCAACTTCATGTACGCCCCGAGCTGCAGCGATGACGAACGCGAGGTGGCCGAGGAGGTGATCTTCGGAATGGCCATGGCCAAGTCCGGACGGATGACTGCGGCCAAGCGTGAGCGATGCGAGTACGTGGCCAAGGGCGTCATGTTCCGCTACCGCCGCATGCACCAGGGTGGGCAGTCGTCGGCGCAGGATCCATTCGACAGCCCGGAGTGGTTCAAGCGCTGGATCGATGATGTCTACGGGGTGGCTCTGCCGTCCTGCGCGTGGGCCAGGGACTGGGAGCCTTTCGTGCAGATCTGTTTCGAGGTCTGCGAAGATCTGGACAAGCGCGCACTATCGCCGGTTGCGGCCGTAATTTACGAAATGAAGGAGGCCGCTTGAGGCCCTATTGCGTTCCCGCACGTGTAGTGGCACTATTTGCCCATTGTTAGAGTTTTGCCTTTGGCAAGCATCCTGAGAAACCCGGCCAGTGCGCCGGGTTTTTTTGCGTTTGGCTTACTCGTTTTTCTCGCTCCACTTGGGAAGCCCCAAGAGATCTCGATAAATTGCTTCATCGCATTGGTAGAGCTGTGCTGGGGTGATTTGAAGCCAGTGTGCTTGCGGAGCCAAGCCGACAGGCATCGAAGAGTATTTGAACAGCATCCCGGGGCCTGCACTCTTACCTTCACAGGAGAATCCACCAAGCGCCCAATACCTGAAGCGCTCTTTCACAATTGCCGCCATTGCTTCGCGTAACTCAGGGCGGCACTCATCGGTCACCAGCGTGTTCAGGACAATCTCATTGGCTTGCTCAGTGGTGATGTTCGGAAAGTGATGAGACCACATCCGAAGCACGTCGAAATCACGGTGGTGCTGATGTGGAGCGTAGTAGAAAAGCTCCGTTTGATAGGGGGCCGGAACGCTCATGCCGAGGTATCTCAGTGCTTCCTCAACCTGCTCGATCTTAGATGAGTGCAGGAAGTCCACCAGGCGATCACTTTGAGATTGGTGCACACCCAATAGGCGCCGAAGGTTTGCTTTACGCATATCTCGTGCAACCATGGTGTTCCACAACCAGATTTTTGCGACAACGACCGCTGGCAATCTGATGACATGCTCGCCAGGTTGCGGTTCCGATGCCTTCGGTATTGCCTTTCGTTGATCGACATAGAGCGACAGGACGGTTTCAATGCCATCAATAGCCTCGCTGAGTGCATGTTCTCGGTTATTGCCGTAGCTGTTCAGTTCCGGCAGGTCACGGCAGAAAACGGCAACGCCTGGCGCGGTGCCGTCCTCTTCGAAGCGGATTGCATAGTCGTACATGGTAACTCCTAGTAGGTGATGGTCCAGCGATCACAGGCGAGGGGGCTCTTAGAGCCCCAGTTGCTTGATGATCGCCTTGCGGGTGGGTTCGGGCATTTCCTTACTACCGTGGTCCGCGAAGACAGTCTGTTTGCCGTTTGGGGCTGTGATCTTGAAGTGGCTTCCTTTCGCCGCTTCGAAGGTCACACCTTGGGCCTTCAACCATCGTCTGAACTCGCTGAACTTCATCACCTCTTCTCTGTTGTTTGGATGAGTCCAACATACAACATTTTTGTGGTAATACAACATTTTTGTGGTGTTTCTCGTTAGGGATTCGCCTGGAGATTCTAGATGGACCCGACCGACCTCGGCCCAGGCACAGCCACCTGGCTGGGCGGAACGGGCACCGTATTGCTGGGCGGCTTTCTCTGGCTGCGTAAGTTCCTCTCCAAGGATGCAGCTGACCGCGCCATGGATAACGCCGACATCGGCACTGTGCGACGCCTGAACGAGCTGCTCGACTCTGAGCGAGAGGCCCGCAAGCTTGCCGAGGCCCGCGCCGATCAGTTCGCCAAGGAGCGCAATGACTTGGCCGCAACCGTCGGCCGCATGGAAGGAAAGATCGAAGCCCTGACCAGTCAGGTCGCCAACCTCACAGAGCGGGTGACGCTGCAAAGCGACGAGATCGCCCGCCTGCGCATCAAGCTGGGAGGTAATACCTGATGGACAAGTGCGCAATCCAATTCATGGCCCGCCATTGGTGGCGCCGTGCCGAGGTGTGGTTCATCGCGATGCTGCTGGTGACTGGCGGGGTCTTCTTCGGCTTCCAGCTAGGTCAGTGGGCGCTGGCAGACTCCTACCGCCAGCAGGTAGCCGAGATCCGCGCCGCCTACGACGAGGCCACGCTGCAACGTGACCATCGCCTGGATGAGCTGACTCGCAAGACCAGCACGGCAGCCGATAAGGCAACAAAGGCGGCGACCACCGCGACCAAGGCAGCGGACAAGGCTGATGAGGCCCTCAATCGGGTTGCGCCCTAGTCGCGGCGCATTCCATGAGTGCGCTCGCCACGGTTCCGTCAAGCTTGGCGCCATGATGCAACGCATGATGGCCAGATGATACCATTGCCTCCTCATTAACTAAAAGGAAAGCAAAATGGCTGTATCAGTTGTTAGGCTCGAAGGCGTCGATGTTCCTGAAAAATTCGCAGCTCAGCACGATGTTGTGTGGGCAATTTATGTAAACGATGGTGTGCTCGAGTACTGTTTAAGCGAAGAAGAGGCCTACGGTCGCCAAGCCCATCTGGAGCTCTTGGAAGAGCAGCGAAAACCTAAGTTCAGCGGCCCATCAATGTAATCGAAACCCTGCTAAATGCGGGTGGGTCTTCTTAGGGGTATAGATGCCACCAGAGCAGCCCGACTGGGAGGGAATCGAATTAGCCTTCCAGGCCGGGATGCTTTCGGTTCGATCATCGCCGAAGGCAACAGCGTCACCGAAGGCGTAATACGCAAGAGCGCCGAGTAGGAAGGCTGGACCCGAGACCTCGCAAGCCAGGTCAAAGCTTCTGCCCTCGTTAAGTGTTACGCAGAGGGGTACGCACTGCGAGTACTAAGGCGCGCCGACCTATTGGCTGAGGGTGAAGCGATGCATCTGTCGGCGCCTACAGTTCTACCGTTGCGTGCCGGTTGAGTTATCGGCGCCAAAAATTCGTGGTCCGCTGGTTTGTGGCGCACCCGCTACGAATTATCAGCGATGAAGCGTTGCACGTTGTCGAGTGCGTACGAGAGCTCAAGCTCCACTTCATACAACCCACGATTCCAAAGGTTGCTTTTGGGGCTTGTATCAGTGCGCAAGCGGAAATTGGCCGCCGTGCTTCTGACTGCCGGTCCGAAGAAGCATTGCTCCAGTTCAGTTTTTGTAGTGTTCCGCCTCGAAAGGGTTTCGTACTTCGCCGCCTCCTTGATCTCGTGCTTGAGAGTGGTAAGGCGGCTTTTGAGTGAGTCAATTCCACTCGGGGAAAGCCTAGATTTGGCGGCGGCTTCGTCTACTAAGCTCCGCGCCTCGTCATGCCAGCGCTGAAGTTCGGCAGCAATCGTTTGGGCTTCCTGATGATTAATGTCCATGTCGGTTCCACACAGGGGTTGAGGTGTGCCGCAGGTGGGTGCGGCATATTGATGACGGGATTTAGTTCTGATGGAACATCTGCGACACGGTGCAGCTGATGACAGGCTGCTGATATGCCTTGCACTGCATTCCCATATCGAAGGTCGGCTGGAACAGGCTGCCGCAGATAAAACCCATCAGGGCGATAAGCACTAGGTAAACCTTCGCACGCTCTCGAGGAGGGCTAGTGTTGTCGGCGTAGGCTATGAATCGCCGCACCTGCCGTACCAGCAAGTAGAGCGCGCACATGGCCAATGGGAAAACCAAGCTCATAAGGCCGACCTTAAACGGAAACATGACGCTACCTCTGTGGTGGTGGATCGCTATCAGTACCGGCGAAAAGCCACTATTGCAAGTCACAGGTGAGCCGTGAATAGACCGATTCCGCCTGCAGGCATGTGTGATGCGCCTTTGCTCACGCTTCGCCCGGCTCCTGAGGTGTGGGATTGGATACAGGCCGAGATCCTCGCCACCACCGGCAGCATTCACAACGAAGAGCATGCTCACCTCATCGACGCCAATGTCGGTGTTTTGTGGGCGTCCTCTGCATCCGCGAAGAAGGGCAGGACGGTACTGGGCCAGGCCGAGCAGTTGATGATCCGCGCCGGAGGCTGGCAGAAGGCCCGGCAAGAGCAGCAGATGCGCGACTGGTTCGGCGAAGAGCCAGAGTTTCTGATCACCCTTGCCGCTGACTACTGCGCCCAGTGCACTGAGGCCGAATTCTGCGCTCTGGTGGAGCACGAGCTGTATCACATCGCGCACAAGCTCGATAAGTACGGTGCCCCGGCGTTCACCCAAGACGGCCTGCCCAAGCTTGAGATGCGCGGCCACGACGTCGAGGAGTTCGTCGGTGTGGTTAGGCGCTACGGTGCCAGCCCTGACGTACAGCAGCTTATTGACGCTGCAAGCCGGCCGCCTGAGGTGGCCAAGATCAACATTTCGAGGGCCTGCGGAACCTGTCTACTCAAGTCTGCCTGACCCATGACAGACCCACGACGGATGAAAAACTATGGCGGCCCTGAGCAACGAGGTGAAAGCCTTCATCGTTCAGGCCCTGGCCTGCTTCGATACCCCCTCACAAGTCGCGGCAGCCGTCCGAGAAGAATTCGGCATCGAGGTGACCCGGCAGAAGTGTGAATCACACGACCCTACCAAGAGCGCTGGCAGAGACTTGGCCAAGCGCTGGCGAACCCTGTTCGAAGACACCCGCAAGCGATTCCGCGAAGAGACAGCAGAAATACCGATCGCCAACCGAGCCTACCGCCTCCGAGCACTGGGCAGGATGGCTGAGAAGGCCGAGAACATGCGCAACCTTGCGCTGACTGCCCAGCTGCTGGAACAGGCGGCCAAAGAGGTCGGCGACGTATATGTGAACCGCCAGACAAAGAACGAGAACCCACACGACAACGTCCCTCCATCGCGGGTACAGGTAGAAGTGGTGGATGCGAGGAAGCCTGATGCCGACGCTTAACGTGCCGCAGGCCAGATTCCTCCAGATGGAGAACAAATTCCGTGGCTTCGTGGCCGGCTTCGGGTCCGGTAAGACTTGGGTAGGCTGCGCAGGCATCTGCAAGCACGTTTGGGAGTGGCCCCGGATCAACTCTGGCTACTTCGCCCCGACCTACCCGCAGATTCGCGACATCTTCTTCCCGACCATCGAGGAGGTCGCTTTCGACTGGGGCCTGAAGGTCAAGACGAAGGAGAGCGACAAAGAGATCGAGTTTTACAGCGGCGGCCAGTACCGCAGTACGACCATCTGCCGGTCGATGGAGAAGCCCCAGACCATCGTGGGCTTCAAGATCGGGCACGCCCTGGTCGACGAGCTCGATGTTTTGCCCGCGCTAAAGGCCGAGCACGCCTGGCGCAAGATCATTGCCCGGATGCGCTACAACGTTCCCGGGCTGAAGAACGGCGTAGACGTGACCACCACCCCTGAGGGGTTCAAGTTCGTCTATCAGCAGTTCGTGAAGCAGCTGCGCGAGAAGCCTGCATTGCAGGGCATGTACGGCCTGGTGCAGGCCAGCACGTTCGACAACGAGCTGAACCTGCCCCCGGACTACATCCCATCGCTGATGGAGTCGTACCCGCCCCAGCTGATCCTGGCCTACCTGAACGGCCAGTTCGTCAACCTCAATGCCGGGTCGATCTACCACGCCTACGACCGGAAGCTGAATTCCTGCTTCGACACAGTCGAGGCGGGTGAGCCGCTGTTCATCGGCATGGACTTCAACGTCGGCAAGATGGCCGCCATCACGCACGTCAAGCGCGCTGACGGCAAGCCTAGGGCGGTGGATGAGTTGATCGACGGCTTCGATACCCCGGACATGATCCGGCGCATCAAGGAGCGGTACTGGCTGCACAACGGCCGCGACTACGAGAAGACCTGCGAGATCAGGATCTATCCCGACGCCTCTGGTGGGTCGCGCAAGTCGGTGAACGCCAGCGAGACAGACATCGCCATCCTGCGCCAGGCAGGCTTTGCCGTGATCGCGCCCGACGCCAACCCGCCCGTGAAAGACCGCATCAACGCCATGAACGCCATGTTCTGCAATGCGAATGGCGAACGCCGCTACCTGGTCAACCCGCTGCGCTGCCCGACCTATGCGGACGGCCTGGAGCAGCAGGTGTGGGCGCCTAATGGCGAGCCTGACAAGAAGTCCGGCGTGGACCACGCGAACGACGCGGGCGGTTACTTCATCCATCACGACTACCCGATCAGCAGGCCGGTCACTCACGTACCAATCACGTTCACTTTCTGAGGCCATCCATGCCTAACTTCCTACCCCGGGCAGAGTACTCGGAGGCCTTGCCCGGCTGGCAGCTGGTCAAGCGCTGCGTGGCTGGCGCCCGCGAGGTGCGCAAGCACGATATCT